TCGTACGCCGAGAAGCCCTCGAATCAAGGGTTCGTAAACTACGGCGACGACAACCTCTTCCCTCAATACCTCATCGACCTTTACAAGTCGAGCGCCACGCACAACGCCCTCTGCACGTCTATTGCCTACATGATCTTTGGCGACGGCGTCCAGGCCGACACGTTGGAGGCGCGTTTGAAGATTGAGGAGTGGGGTTTGCAAGACGAGGTCCGCAAGGCGTGTCTTGACCTGAAGATTCAAGGCGGGTTCGCATTGGAGGTGGTGTACTCCATCGACCGGAGCACCATCGCCAAGGTCCGCCACTGCCCGTTTGAGAAAATCCGGAGCGCCGAAGTGGACGAGAACGAGGACGTCAATTTCTACTATTACTCGAAGGACTGGGCCGACAAGTCGTGCGAGCCGGAGGTGGTGCGTGCGTTTGACCCGTCCGACTCGGTGGACTACCCCGTACAAATCTTGTACGTCAAGCCGTTCTCTCCAGGTTCCTACTACTACCCCAAGCCGGACTATATCGGCTCCATTGACTACATCGAGCTCGACAAGGAGATTGGGAAGTATCATATCAACAACATCAAGAACGGGTTGGCCCCTTCGTTCACCATCCACTTCAAGAACGGAGTCCCAGCGCAGGAAGAGCGTTTGAGAATCAGAAACGACATTGAACGCCAATTGGCCGGGGCTACGAATGCCGGCAAGTTCATTGTGACCTACTCCGACTCTCCCGACCGTAAACCCGACTTCGAGCCGTTCCCGCTTTCCGATGCCGATAAACAATACCAGTTCCTCTCAACCGAGGTGTCCGACAAGATCATGGTTGGTCACCGCGTGGTGTCTTCGGCTATGTTCGGAGTTAAAACGGCAGGACAACTCGGCAACACCCAAGAACTTGAAATCGCCTCGGAGTTGTTCGACCGCCAAGTCATCAAGCCCTACCAACGAATCGTAAAGAACGCCCTAGAGTCCATTTTCATCGCGGCGGGGGCACCTACCCTTGTCTCGGTCGAAGAAGTGCCGCCTATGGAGCGCGTAGAGGTCGAAATGACCAAAGAAGGGTGCTGCAACTTGTCGGAAGAAATTACATTGAACATCGACGCCGCCGAATGGCTCATTGAACAAGGCGAAGAAATTGACGAGGACGAGTGGGTGTTGATTGACGAGAGAGAGTACAACGAAGAACTCGAACAGGTCCAAGATGCCCAATGGAATTTTGCTATGAGGGTGCCCGGTGGCACATCCGACACGAACACCGCACCCGACAATCGTAGTCAAATCGACAACGACGTGGTGAAGATTCGCTACATCTACGACGGAAGCAAAAGCCCGGAGCGTGACTTCTGCCGCAAGATGATGAGTTCACAAAGGGTTTACCGTCGTGAGGACATCGTGGGTGCGAACTGGCCCGCCTCTTTGGGCGGTGCCTCGGCTCGTGCAGTCAACCCCGGTTTCGGTCCTAACGGCACGGACACCTACGACCTTCTCTTGTACAAGGGCGGACCGAATTGCAAACACCGCTGGATTCGTCGGACGTACTTGAAGCGTAACAACCAACGGGTGAGCGTAAACCGCGCCCGTCAAATTATCTCGCAACTGCCCGAGCCGCAACGCCGAGCAAACCAAATCCCGACGCAAGACCCGCGCATCTCGCAAATCCCGGCAACAATGCCAAACAACGGCTACCTAAACCCTCGCTAAATGGCACTCACCGCAGAAGTTCTCTTTGTCAACCCGGACTATATGAAGCGTATGACCCAGCTCAACGGCGGGGTCGAAGACGCGGTTATGGTTCCGGCGATCATCTTGGCACAAGACAAACACATCCAACAATACCTCGGCACGGACCTCCTCAACAAGTTGAAGGCCGACATCCAAGCCGACACCCTGACGGGCAACTACGAAGCCCTTGTGGACGGCTACGTGAGGAAGGCGACGGTGTGGTGGTCGATGGTTGAACTCCTCCCGAACTTGTACGTGAAGCTCGACAACGGAGGGTTGGTCATTCGGACGGCTGAGAACACCTCGGCCATCTCCGAGGCCGACCTACACCGCGAAATTGAGAACGCAAGGCAGAACGCGCAATTCTACACCACGCGCCTTGTGGAGTACCTGTGTGCCAACATGACCCTCTTCCCGGAGTACACGTCCAACTCGGGTGCCGATATGTTCCCAGACTCAGCGGTGTACTTTCAGAACGGCATGACCATCTCCGGAGGACACGATCAAATCGACCCGGACCTCGCTCGTAAGCTCCTCCGATGACCCGCAAGGAAAACATCGTGGCGCTGAAAAAGTGGATGGAGAAGAACAAAGACAAGCCCAAACCGAAAGAAAAAAAGAAATGAGCATCGAAACTCTCTTGAATTTGTTACCTTCCTTGCTGGCGGCAGTAGGAGTGTGGGTGTCTTTGAATAGCGAGGTGGCCAAACTCAAGGGACGGGTGTACCGTTTGGAGTCTGACCAAGGCAAGATTGAGGCCATGTTGAAGGAGTGCGTCGAAGGCATCCAAGAGCTCAAGATATTGTTGGCCAAAAAGGGACTCTAAATGTACAAGTGGTTCAAAATGTCCGAGTTTGATTCGCCCGACCAACCGGGGTCAGGTGAACTCATGGAGCCCGCCGTGGTCCAAGCGTTGGATATTGCCCGCGACATCTACGGGTTTCCGATGAAAGTGACGTCGGGGTTTCGCAGTGTCCCTCACAACAAGGCCGTCGGAGGTAGCCCGAAGTCTAGTCACCTTCTCGGCTGGGCCGTGGACATCGCGGTTCCAAACTCCGAGCGTAGGTTCCTCATGCTTGAAGCCCTCCTCGATGCTGGGTTCCACCGGATAGGCGTCGGAGACACGTTCATCCACGCAGACCTCGACCCCAACAAGACGCCGAACTGCTTGTGGGTTTATTAAAAAGCGAATGCACCTCACCCGTAAACACCGCACCGTCCACGCCGTCGACTGCAACGTAGAGCAGCGCAAAGGACAACAACACTTCCTTTTCATCTCGGACATACACTACGACGCCATGAAATGCGATCGTGAGCGGCTACACCGCCACCTCGAAGAGGCACGAGAACTCGGAGCGGGCGTGTTCATCTTTGGAGACTTGTTCGACCTCATGCAGGGCAAGTACGACCCTCGTGGCAACTACTCCGAGCTGCGTCCAGAGTACAAGTCCTGCATCTACGTTGACGAGGTTATCCAAGACGTGGGAGAGAAGCTGGCCAAATACGCCGACGTCATCAAATTCATCTCCAAAGGCAACCACGAAACGAACATTGAGAAGCGGATGATGGTTTCGCCAATTGACCGCGTGGCCCAAATCTTGAACGCGGCAGGTGGACACGTCGAGGTGGGAGGATATGCGGGTTGGTTGGTTGTTCAAGCACACCGAAGCGGAGCCGCCAAGCGTCGTTTCAATATCCACTACCATCACGGCTACGGAGGAGGCGCCAAGCGCTCCAAAGGAATCCTTGGTGCTGACATCGACCAAAAAGACTTTCCCGACGCGGACATCATTGTGCGTGGCCACGATCACCAGAAGTGGCACCTCCCTATAACTGTGGACCGCATCACCCACTCCATGAAGCTCCAACAACGCACGGTCCACCATCTCCGGTTGGGTTCATATAAGAAGCTCGGAGATAGGTACGCGGGCTGGGCTACTGAAAAGAACTTCTCTACGCCACGCCTTGGGGGTTGGTGGGGTTGCTTGCAAGAGCGCAGCGACGACTACGTCTGGACCATCCGGGAGGCGACATGAAGCCCGCGTTCGAGATACTCAAGAACTTGGACCTCACGGAGATGTTCAAGACCAAAGGCGACCTCAAAAGGTGGAGCGCCAAAAGAACCATCGGAGGTGCAATTGTTACCGAAGCCCTTTGGCAAATACACGCGAACGGCTTATCTTGGGAGGGCATCGTCCTAGCGGGGGTTGGCATAGTCCCGCTTTGCCTCTCGTTTTTTGAGAGGAAGGAATAGTGTGTTTCATTCATCACAGGTTGAAGGGTCACCCGAAACGTCGGGGGCCCTTTTTCTTTGCATGGAAAAAAATTTCTTGAAACGTTAGGTTAAATGGAAGTTTCTTTCTACCTTACCCCCATGATGAACGAAACACAAACCCCCAACACGATGCAAAACAAAAGCACCAAAGGCCGCGACCTCGCCTACAAGATCGCCACCCGCCTACGCGGAAACGAGTTCAAAGACATGACCCTCGGAGAGATTGACGACTTCCGAGCAGAGATGGCCTTGTTCCTTGACCTCAAAAAAGAATGGTGATGCTGAAGCCCAACGGAATATCCCACACCGTCTACCCTGACCAACCAGCGGAAGACTTCAACGAATGGACGGCCAACTTCACACGACAAGAGGTGGCCCGCGATGTTGACGAGTTCAAGCGTAAGTTTGACTCCCTGTGGTCTGACTTCAAGAAACAAATTACCGGATGAAACACACACACAAAACGCGCCTCCTCGAATACCTCGAAGAGTTCGGGAGCATCACAACCCTCGAAGCCATACGCGACCTTGGCAACACGCGCCTCGCAGCTCGCATCTCTGACCTTCGACGTGAGGGCTACGACATCACAAGCCAACCTTTGAAAGTCCCTACGCGGTGGGGGACGGAAACCACCGTGACCAAATACATCTATTCACCATGCCTCGATTCGAAGTAACCTACTTCCGGGGGCACGATCACGACGACTGGGACAAGGCGCAGTTCAACGCGGTCGATGCAGACGAAGCCAAACACAAAGCCCTTGACGTTATCCCACCCGGCCACCGGGTGAAAAAAATCAAACCAATCCAAAACACAATGGAACAAACAACCAAAATCCAAAACCTGACTTATCAGGGAACCTACGACCACAACGGAAAAACCTACCACAAATTCGACGTCATCCTTGAGAGCGGAGAAGTGGGAGAGGTCAGCGCCATGAGTGCGGACCGTTGGAAGCAAGGAGACGAGTGCATCTTGAAAGAACAGAAGTCCACAAACTGGGGTTCGCGTTTGTACCTCGACAAGCCCGGGTTCAATGGTGGAGGTAGTCCAAGCCCCAAAGCACCTGCCAACAACGACGTCAAAGGCATCGTGGCAAGCTGGGCCGTTGCTTGTGCCATGCAAGCGGCAGGAGACCCCTTTCAAAAGGACTACGACTCAATCGTGCTCCAACTGGCACGGGTGGCCCTGAGTGCTCGCAAAGTCATCAAAGACGAAGTCGAGGTATGATTTGGGAGACAGGAACACCAACGAAGGTGGCTTGGTATCTCTGCGCTTGGAAGATGGGAGACGGCTACGTCTACTCCGTCGGCAAGTGGAACGGGGACGAGTGGATAAGCCGCATGGGTGAACCACACACCTACCAAGAAATCCAAAGCCCAGCCGAACAAGATAAGATGCTCGACGAATTACACGAAAGACAAAACCTGAAATGATGAATATTAATTACACTACCAACCTCGACCAATTCACCTTCCACGAACAAAACCGTCACTTAAACAGGGGCGCCGTGAGAAGGTTGGCAGAGTCAATCAAGCGAGTGGGCTTGAAAGTTCCTATCACCGTCTCAAAAAAGAACGTCATCCTAGACGGACAACACCGCGTTGAGGCCATCCGGTGGATCAACAAGACGGCAACAACACCCGTGAAGCTCTCATACATTCAGAAGAACATGTCAATTTCAGACATTGCGGAGATGAATGCCCACCAGACGGCGTGGAGAATGAGTGACTGGATTCACTACTACGCCACCGGCGGGAACGACAACTACGTCAAACTCCGTCAAGCCGGAGAGAAATTCAGACCCCACAAGATGACGTCAATTTGCGCCCTTCTTTCACCCAATGAAGGAGCACATACCAAGGTCATCACAGGAGGGAAATACGTCTACGAGATGACGCCGGAGAAGGAGCAAATCTTGACCAAGCTCATAAGCTACGGCAAGATGAATCCGGTCTTTACCAGTAAGGCCGTGCTCATGGCCATCATTGACATGAGAAAGTTGGAAGGTTTTAGCGCCAAGCGGTTGTTTACTGCCTTGGACAAGCACTTCGAGAGCATCTTGCCACAAAGCGGCAAGGACAACTGGGCACGACACTTCGTGCGATTTTACAACAAGGGCCTTCGTCAAGGTCGTTTGAACGCTGACGACTTGCCACGAAGCCACTAAAACAAGACCATGAAAGACTACATCAAGAAACACTTTGGCAGTCAAAAGCAATGCGCCGAAGAGCTGGGAGTAAGTGAGAAGACCGTGGGGAACTGGATGGCAAAGAACCCCAGCGGCATCCTAAAGCACGCCCGGCAAATCGTGGAGACGAAGAACACGACCTACCTACAACTTCACGGAGAGGTCGAGTACCGGGAGCACGAGTTGAAAGTGCTTGAACCAACACGGGAGACATGAAACAAAGAGTCGAATCTTACGTCTGGCATGATGCCAAGAAGCACAAGCCGCCAACGTTTGGACAGTACCTCGTGGCCGACGATACAAACCCGGAGGGTTTTATGTGGGTGGCAGAATGGGACTACGTTTTGCACCCAGACCCGAAGCACGGATATTGGAGCTGCTCGGCAGACTTTGACCAATACAAAATCACCCACTGGGCGGATATTGCGCCTCCCACCATCAACAAACAATTTCAATGGACAAACATTCACGACCCGCTGCCACTGATCAAGGCACCATCACTGTTGAAGTCGAATTCACAAAAGAAGAATTTGAGCACATCGACTCCCTAAGTTTTGAGCCGAGGGATATGGTGCGCCGCATCGTTCAAGCTCACATGGCCCAATCCAGACTTTCATAAAACCGGGGAGGTGTTTGGCCTCCCCCTATATTTGAACCGATGAAAGAAACATACTACCACGTCCGGATCGTGCAGTACACCAAGCACACCACATGGGACGGAAAGAAACCGAACGACGAGTGGATACCCACCAGCCAAGCGGAGTACCACTGCACCGACTCGAAGGAGGTTTTGTCCAATGTCGAGAAGCATTTGAAAACGTGAACCACGCGTCTCTCTTTTCCGGAATCGGCGGTTTTGACTTGGCCGCCGAATGGATGGGGTGGAACAACGTCTTCAACTGCGAGTGGGAAGAGTTCCCGCGACAAGTCTTGAAACATCACTTCCCAAACGCCATACAACATGGAGACATCAAAGAACTCGACGCGACAACTTACGCTGGAAGAATTGATATCCTCACAGGAGGGTTCCCCTGCCAACCCTACTCACTCGCCGGAAAGCGAAAGGGAAAGGAGGACGAGCGCCACTTGTGGCCGGAGATGCTGCGCGTTATTCGAGAATGCGCCCCGCGCTACGTCGTGGGCGAGAACGTTCGCGGCCTTGTTGGTTGGAATGGAGGGTTGGTCTTCGAGGAGGTGTGCTCTGACTTGGAAGCTCAAGGGTACGCCGTACAACCGTTCATACTTCCAGCTTGCGGCGTCGGTGCTCCCCACCGAAGAGATCGAGTCTGGTTTGTTGCTTACGCCGACAACAAGGGAGGAGGTCATGGACATGGACATGGACAAGTTCAAGGAAAGGATGGAGAAGTACGACAACGGCACGACCGTGCCCAATCTTGCGACTCAAGTGGCGGGCTTGCTTCCGACACCTCAAGCAAATTGTTCACAAGGGATGAAAGCGGAAAATGTAGAATTACGCGGACAAAAATTGTACGACAAAAAAACGGGCAAACAAATCCAAAGCAGCCCGCAACAATGGGCGAAATTAGGAATGCTTCCGACACCGGTAGCAAGCGACCATCAGAACCGATGGCCGACGGAGAATTGGAAGGGAGACAGCGACCTACCGAGCGTAGTCAACGGACAACTTGGAACACGTTCCCAACTGTCCCCCCTATTTGTGGAGGAGATGATGGGCTTCCCAAAGAACTGGACAACATCACCTTTTCAAAGTGGAGACGAGAAAGCATAAAAGCGTATGGCAACGCCATTGTTCCTCAAGTCGCCTTGCAGATATTTAAGGCCATAAACCTGTTTGAAGATGGAGCGAAACTTTAAAGGCGTCTGGATACCTTCCGAGATATGGTTGGACGCAAGATTGACCCTCGTGGAGAAGGCGTTGTATGCCGAGATAGATTCATTCTCCGGCAATGACCGAACCTTTCACAAGTCAAACGATACTATCCAATCAGAGTACGGCGTAAGCCGTCCCACCATCTCCAAAGCGATCAAGAATTTGGAGTCTTTGGGATTCATCGAGGCAACCTTCGACGGACGTGTGAGGCACCTAACCGTGCAGGCAGACCGTAAAATTTTTACGGGCAGCCGGAAAGAATCTTTCGGGCAGCAGGAAAAAAATTTACGGGCAGAAGGAAAGAATAGTACCTCTACTAATACAATAGAGAGAACAGATAAAAACACATCTAAAAAGAGAGGGGCACGCCCGAGGGATTTGGATGAAGTTTTGGAATCTTTCAAGGAGGTTGGTGCGGAAGAGTCGGAGGCCCTCGCCTTCTTCGACTACTACGAAGCCAACGG